TTCTTCTGCATCCAAATCTTTCTTTGTCAATGGAGCATCACCAGCAGCAGCGTTCAAATCTGCCATTGGTTGATATGTTCCGAAAGGAACACCAGAGTATGACTGTTCAACAAATATCTTAAAGGTTTTCATTACTTTACTTTTGACATTGCAAAGTCAGCAATCTTCATAAACTGTGCCTTGTTGCCATTCAACATATCTGCCATCTTCTTTTTGTTAGAAGCGTTGACTGCATCATAGACTTGAACGATTGCAGAAGCAGAGAATAGGTCTACTCTCAACTTACCGTCTTTGAGTTTAACCTGTTGATTCTGTTTTCTCTTAACGATGTCTTTAAGAATATCAACATTATCTTCTGTAAGATGTCTTGCTCTTTCAAGAGTAGATTCTTTAACTGTCTTTGCAAGTTTAGATTCTCTCTTTGCTTTCAGTTCAGACATTCTCTTAAAGAATTGTCTTGCTTCTTTTGTTCTACCATCGTATGGATTCTTTTTCTTTTTCTTTGCCATCTGTGCATCTGGTGGCATAGAAACTGCACCACTACCAGCATTGTTGGTTGGTGCCTCTTCTTCTACTTTCTTAATCCCAAGTTTGGGATCATCGTAGAACTTCTTCATAATGTCATCGAATTTGACGCTCATAGAATATCCCCTATATCTACTTCCTTTATATCTTCAGCAGAGACAAATATCTTCTGCTTTGTTTTCTTATGAATTACTGGAAATACATCGACACCAAGAATAGTATCTTCTGGTGGAGTATCTTCAAATACTTCTACCTCATCACCTTCTAGTGCTTCAAACTCTTCTTCAGACTCTTCAGCAGTGGCAACATCTTGAACCAAAGTATAGATTCCTTTTGACAACTTACCATTGTCCAGAGTTACCTCTTCAGCAATAGTGTCATCTAATTCAATATTGTTTTCTTTAAGATACTTTAGAAATTCTTTCTCAAACATTTGAGGGTCTTCAATATGTTCTTTGAAAGTATCCTTGAGTAGAAATAGTGCTGCGGCATATGTTCCAATTTTAGTGCGTAGTCCTGGCACCTTTTGGAATATCTTTTTGATGTTAAATACCAACTTATGAAGAATCGTATACGAGTTCTTCTGATCTGCCGTAGTTAATCTCATGTCTGTTCTTTTACCCTTTGCGTCAATGATGCCTTTCTTAAATGCATCACTTTCTTCAAATGGTGTTGTCAACAAACGCAAGAAACGGTATGTAACAAATAAGTCTATCGCTCTACCCATTATAGTTTCTCTAATACCTTTTTGACTTCTTTATCTTCTTCAATCTCTTTAAGTTCCCCTATCGGTAGCATATTAAGGAAGTTCATAAATGTTTTAAGAACACCCCAATACTCTGGTTCTATCTTAAAGAGCAACAGTGTTGAACCGGCGTCCGTTCCGAACAAATTACTGATAACAGTCATATGGTTCAATATCAACCGTTCTTTTAACTCACCTGTTTCATTATACTTTTTCAATAGACGCTTTATATACTTAAAGCGTTTCATGTCATCGTAAAATTCAGCTTCACCTTCACACTGTGGATTATCATAATGCTTGATAGCAAACATTATTATATTATCATTAGTTAGTTTCTCAAACATAATGCCTTACCGTTTATTAGACGATTCTGGCTTTAATAAAATGTGTTCCTGCTGAAGTTTTTTCGTGCATTATTTCGATTGATAGTCCACCCTCAACCTTGTGAGAAATACCATCATCGTTCACATCGCCATTTTCGTCTTTTCCAATTCTTCCACCAAACTGTGTCAGTGGCATAGAATACGAACCACCGCTCTCTGACAAATCAAAGTTATCAAAAGAAATAGAAAGTCTTCCTAGTTTCTCTCTAAGTTTATTTAGAGCGTGTTCTGCAACTAGGTGTTCAATACCACCCAATGCGCCTAGGAAAGAATTGATTCTTTCGATAGTTTCTGGTTTGGAGAGATCATTAGAAAAGTCAGGCCCACTTGGTTGATGTCCCACATCAATGTTTGCATTGTGTGATTCATCAAGATACTTGTTAAAGGTCTTCATTTTCATCTTCCTCTTCTACAACTTCTTCGATTTCCTCTTCGACAACCTCTTCTACAACATTAGGGTTGACTTCTAGGATTTCTTGAAGTGCTTCTGGTTTTTTCTTTTCTGGAATGGGTTGACCATTCGCACCGTATCTAACTGTCATGGCTTTTCTCCTTAAGCAATAGTTACGCCGTAAGAACCAACAACAACCCATGATGAGTTAGTAGATAGCAAAGTTACGGTATCTCCAACATCTGCAAAGGTAATAGTTCCAGCACCACCCCATGCTGCGCCTGTTACTGTAACAACAGAATCATTTGCACCAGAACCACCGTCAACAGTCATTGTAATGATTTTAAGTTGTCCGTTACTTCCAGCACCAAGTGAACCGGCGTGAGCACCATTAGTAGTGTCAATGTGAGTGATTGATGAAGCAACATCAATTGCCTCTGCGACTTGGTCACATACATGAACTGTATCGTCCAATGCAATCCAAGTTGGAATGTTGTTAAAAACATTTGCAACCGAAATCTTTTTATTAACAGGGTTGCCACTTGGGTCATCAATTACATGAAGCAAGTCTTCTGCTGCAAGGTTATTACCCAAATCTGTTAGTGCAGTAATCTTTTTATCTGCCATTTGTTTTCTCCTTAATTATTTTAACCCTCAACTCAATACTGCCTTTAGGGCAGTATTATCGTCTTGCGAGGGAATGCTACTGTCGGGATTCGACTCAAGTTGTTGCAGAAACAAGTCACACTGTTGGATTGCGCCATTAACGGCATTACCCTGTGCGGTCAACTGCACCCTCATACTATCTATTTTTTGGATTTGTCCTTGAAGTCCTTCAAGTTCTTTTTCCAAATCTTTCTTTCGTTTTTCAATGTCACTGACAGTGATTGTCTTTTCATTCTTTGCCATAATCTACTCCGTAGTTTATACTACTTATACATCTGCACCGATTGTTGTATCGTCAGTGTTATCGTCACCAGTAATAGAAGACATTGCAACAAAAACTTCAGTCTTGTTACGAGTTCTACCATGCTGATCTGTATATGTGTTATTTGTTACCCATCCAGCGTGTGCAACACCTTTATCTTTGTTACCTTGAACCTGTGCTTCTGCTTCTGAAATTCCAGCAACAGCAGTCTTCTGAGCGGTAGTAAGATTCTTAGGTTTGTCAGACGCTTGGTCAACATTTCCCCATAGTGCCATTGTTATTCTCCTTAATGGTTGTTTATAGTTCTATTTATCTAAATCCATTTCTCTTCAATTGAGCAATAGTATTAGATGGGCTCGTATGGTGAATCCCAATACCCCCAGCGGCTTCCCATTCTTTAATATTCTTCAAATAATCATCAATCAGAATATTTGGTTTACCGTTAGTCTTTGCATATTTCTGCTTTTCTGCTCTTAAAACAAGATAAACTTTACCTTTGGGTGAGGCATTTTTCTTTAACCAAGCAGTTTTGCCTGGGCGTGAATTTCTATCCCTATTAGAATATGCAGACAAAATGTTTGCGTTGTAACGATTGATAAATTTCCACATCGTCTGAGCGCCAGGCATCCAAGGCAATGTATGCCAAAAATCTTTCTTTGACTTAATTGCTTCCCAGCGTTCTTCCTTGTCTGTAGAGACAAAGGATTTACCTGTCAATTTTTCGTAACCACCGATAAAGTCACAAAGAACCATATCCATGTCACAATAAATTTCAGGCAAATCCTCTTCGGAAATTTTTAGAAGTTCCGAAATATTTTTCATTACTCACCGTCTTTATCTTCTGGACTAACTTCAATCTTATCTAGAGGTTTGCCAGTCATGGTTTTCTTGCCTTTTACTTCGTCTTCTTTTTCTTCAGACTTCTTTTTCTTTGCACCCCAATAACCTTCTTTCCACATAGAAATCGCATTTGCATATGCAGACATCGACTCTTGCATCTGTTCGTTAGTTATTTGGATTGCCTTAGCAACAGCAGGGTCTTTAGAAAGTCCTTTTGCAATCTTTTCGATTGTAGTGACAATCTGTGTCATGTTACCACCCTTCCAACGAGGGTCGTTAAGAACACCAAATGCCATTTTATACTGTTTTGCAGAATACTTCTCTTCAAGTTCTACTTCTTCTGCCTTTGCTCTCAACTTTTTGAGATCATCACCATCGACTTTACCGTTCTTGTTCAAGTCAATTTTCTTTTGTTTTGCAGTAAGTTCTTCAGACTTAGTTTTTGCAAAGTCAGAATACTCTTCTCTTTCTAGAACCTTGAATGATGGAGCACCTTTAGACTTCATATCCTTCATCAACTTGTCTGCATCATCTGGGAATTCGATTACGAGTTCGTCACCCTCATCGTATGCATCTTCGTAAGGCACCATGTTTCCAGCAACTTTTTGTGTAAGAACTTTGTATGCTCTTGCAGCGTCACTAGAACTTCTGAACTGTAGAACTAACAAGTCTGCTGGTTTCTCTTGAAGTTTTGCTTCTGACATATGATAACCTTTGCCATCACAATGGTCGCATCCTTCGCCTTTACACTTAGGACATTCAACCTTTTCTTCATTCTTAGGTTTTTCACCTTTTTCTTTTTTCGCAATTGCGATTGCGGCCTGTTGTGCTGGAGAAACTGCCTCAAGAACGGCACTCTCCAGACTGCCCGCTTTTGTATCGAAATACTTCTTGGACATATTATTCTCCTTTTCTCATTTTTTCAATTTCGGATGCCCGATTGATTTTGTTTATTGTCTCTTGTGCCTTTGCAATTTGCAACTGCAATTGAGCAATTCTTGTTTTCTTTTGATCTTCCTTACCTTGATCGACTTTCTTTGCCTGATCGTTGGCAGGGGTTTCTTCTTCTTTGAGTTGAGACTTATCTACTTTATCACCAATACTTTGTGCAGTTTTAAGTCTTGCCATTTTTAGTGGTGCAACATCTTTGAATCTCTTTTCAAGACTTTTGCGATCCAACCTCAAATCTCTCTCATCACTGCCCATTGAATAGATTTTCATATCCGTTCCAACAAGAGCATATTTCATCTTTGGTGCTTCGTCTAGTTCAGTTTCTTCTGCAACAGAACGAATATAGTCTGCAATCTTGGCAACTGGTGCATTAGGATATGCCTTGATTGCACCAGCAAGTTCCTTCTTCACCATTGATTCTGCCTCTTTAGGATTGTTACCTTTCTTAACCAAATATGCAACAACCTTCTTTGCGTCTACTGCCTCTTCAACAGATTCTAGTTTACCACCAGCATCTGTAAACGCAGCGATTGCCATGTTCTTCTTCTCTTCATCAGACTTACCTTTGAACTGTGGTGCGTCTGATTTCTTGAAGTCATCAATCCATGCACCCAAACCATCAGAGACTTTTAGTTTCTCTTCTAGTGGTTGGGAAGGCCACTGGATAGGTTCTACACCTTCTTCCACTGACTCTGGAACAACTCGCAGTTTACCAGCAACATACAAAGGATGATCTTTCATCGCCTTCTGTGCATCTTCTTCATCGTTTGAGTCAACAGAGATGATATACTTACCACCCTTCTGTGCAACCTTATGTCTAATCTTACCAAGTGCTTCTTTTGCCTGATAGGTAACTAGTTTGAGGTTCAACATTGCCTCTTCTAGTTCAACTTCTTCTTTGATACCAAGACGCTTCATATGTTTCTTTACAATATCCCTCGCATCACCGTTTGGATTCTTCTTACCAGCAACATACAAGTCATCAAACAACTCATCATCACCAATAAGTGCATAGAGTTTGTCTGAAGCATCATCACCTTCTTTGCCAAGTTTAATTGGTTTAGACATAAGTTTTTTCAAAGCATCTTTTGCCTTTGGTGAATCTGGAAGAGCCCATGTTCCTTCTTTAATGTCATCAATAGATGCACCCATATCTCCGATAGCAAATGTTACCTTACCATCTCTCTTGTATAGGAACTTCTTAACTGAACCTTCATTACCTTTTGTTGCAAGAGTAATCTTTTCAACTCTTCCCTTGTTTACCACATTCTTTGATTTCACAACATAATCAACAAAGTCTGTTCCCTTGCTGATTGTAGAACTGGTTTTGAGTTTGATAGTGTCACCCTTCTTCATCTTGTCAAATGCACGAACCAACTTAGGGTCATCCATCTTTAATTCATCAAGATCAAGTTCCTCTTTAACACTTTCCACATTACTATGGTCAATATTTGCATGAAGTCCTTTCATCTGTTCATGTGTGCCAGAAAGTTTATTCTGCATCCACTCTGGAAATTCACCACCACCTTGAATGTGTTGCATGATTTCGTTTGCAGCATATACAATGAACTTTAGTTGATCTGATGCCATAGAACCTTCATCTGGTGTTGCTGGTTCGTCTTGTTCTCTCTTAACAGTTTTTGCTTCTGTCAAAGGTTTTAAGAGATTATCTTCTCTAGCACGAACTTGTTCAAGAAGATCTCTCATTGTTGTTGAGTATCTAGTCATAGTTGTTTTCCCATATCTGGATTACCAGATTTCCTTTTCCTTTAATTATTCTGTGATATTCCATTTTAGGAATATTATAAAGTTTTCCTTTTTCAAGTTCTATAGGCAATCGGTTATCCATTTGCAATTTCCAACCCTCACCTTGTAACACTGTTACTTCTCTAGTTTGTTTGTCTCTGTGCCAGATTAGTTCTGTTTCATCAACATCACTAGAAAATTCTCTTACAATGTATTTATCTTCTACTACTTGTGTATATGGTTTTACCAATAGAAGTTGCCTCCACCAGACAAACCAAGTTGTTTTGCATAACGAGGTAGGTTACAGCTCCAGTAACCCGCTTTTGTTTTGTCTTTCTGTTGGTCGCAATTGTGACGAGCAGCAAAATTCTTTCTCGCCTCTGGGTCATCCAACTTGACTTTCAAACCAGTTGTGTCACCAAATGTGACTTTCTTAACATTGCCAGTTGATGGGTCTTTAACATACACATAGTATTTCTTTGGCCCACCCACTTTTGGTTTGTTAAGTTCTACATCCTTTTCTTCAAACATCATAGGGCAATCTAGTGGAACTGGTTGTCCTTGATAGTAGTCCATCTTTCCAATATCGCCTTCCATAAGTTCCTTATCAAAACCTACTGGTTTATAAACACCAATATTATAGGCATCTCTCTTCTCTTGGAAAAACTCAAAATACTTTTCTGAACCAACACGATATTGATTCGATTCAATTAGACTTGAAGTCTCACACTCATTACAACAGTTTGGTGTTCCACAATTCAAATGTTCCTTAAATGAAAATCTTTCAAACTGTGCAACACTTCCAGTATCAATAATTTCAATATCACCCTTCTTTAGAAGTGCTTCAAATTCTTTCTTAGAGAATACTCTTTCTCCATCTGGGCCCTTTACGACATATACTTGTTGTTTGGTTACTCCCACTGAGGAATACTCTTTCCCAAACATTTTAATTTTTTGTCCATCCCCAAGTTGGTATTTCTTTTTACCGTGTTTGACAATCATAGTCAAACCTTCTGATACTGTATACTTTTCTACTTCCTGTCCTGGCGTCATTCCTTGAAGCGCCTCCCTTCTTGCATCTGTTCCAATTTCACGAGGGTCTTCTTCTTCACTTACACCCTTATGTTTCTTCCACAAATCAGCATCGGCAGTTGTTCTTGTTTTACCACCACTGATAAATGAATTTACTCTTGCGTGTCCCCATTGTTCTGGGGTTGTGCCTGGGCGATGTCCACCCTTCCATGCGGCAACACCACGATTGTAAACTTGTTTTAGAATAGATACAGAGATACCAGATGCTTCTGCCTTTTTAGCAAGAGAAGTATCTGCGGCACCTTCATGTAGATTATCTATAAACTCATAAAAAGAACTTTCTCCCATTGCAAGATTTTGCAACTGTCCAATCATGTTTGTCAAGATTGGTTGTGGGATTGCAGAAATAACTGCCATCTGTTGTGGAGTTAGTCCTTTAACTTTCTTTAGAATTTTATCAATTACACCTTCTTTATACAAGTCTGGGAACTTTTTCTTCATCTTGTTTGTATACTGAGATGGTTTAGTCTTTGCAGTTGCATCGCCTGGAGCGGGTTTGTATGCAGACTTATCATCATCGTCTTTCTCTGCACCCTTCCTAAAGTGAGCATCTCTCTTGTCCTTTGTGGACTTTGCCATCTCATCGCCCTCAGCATCTTTTGCATAATACTTAGCGGGTTGAGTTCCCTTCTTGTCTTTAATGTCTTTGTCTTGTTTACCTTCAGTTACAGATTCATATTGTGTTTCGTATGCCTTTGCAAGTTCTCTTGCATCAACACCTCTGAACTGTCTACCGATTTCTCCAGCATAATAAACAATGTCATGTTTTAGTTTACCGTTGTTCTCTTTTTTCTTTCTGTCAATAACAGATTTAAGAACATCTAATGCCTTTGCATAAATGTTTCTATGAGTAGACTTTGCAGCAATATGTTTAATGAGTTGTCCCATAGTTTGTTCTTGTAATTCATACAACCACTTCTTATGAGTTGTTCCATCTTCTTCTGCAAAGGTTAGATAATTAGTTCCTCTGCGAATAATTTTACCAGAGACACCAGAGTAACTATCAGTAACTATTTCGCCAATAGTTAGTATCTCTCCACGAACATACATATCTCTAAAAATATCTTCTTCTGTGATTACTTCTGTTTTAGGAACAAAAGACTCACGAATACCCATATGTTTTCTTACATCTGCGAATAATTTGTCACCATCAGAGAACCCTCTTGGTAGTCCAAGTTTGAACTGGTCGAAATCATTTGCAGATGCAGCAGCCCTCATCTTTGATGCAGACATTCCAGTAACACCTTCTGCATCTGGGTCACGCTCACCAGCAGAGACTACTTCAATGTTGTCAAAACCATAATATCCGTGTCTTGCCTCTACACCGTTATATTTGTTCAATAGAGAATTAAACTCATCAACTCTGTCAGAACCAACAACCATTACAATTGCTTTATGTCCTTTGTTGTATAGTGAAACTGCAATCTCAAATACATTTCTTGCCTTATCTACAACAATGTTCCTTGCGTGTTTTGGGAACATCTTTTTCATGTATGCAACCTTCTTCACATATGGAAGAGGGTCTTTCTTTGCGTTTTCAGAGTGAGATGCGAAAATATAATAAGGAGCGCCAGGATTGCTCTTCGCAACTGCACTAACCTTATCTAATAGTTTTTCGTGCCCTGTGGTTGGTGGATTAAATCTACCAAAGGTAAACACACAAGTGTCACCACGAGCCTCTCTAATCTCTCTAAAACTTTTCATTTATCCCATGCCTTTATTGCAGTAAAGTTATTGTAACTAAATTCCATTCTATCGACTAATTTAACTGCACCACCAGTAGTTCTGTCAATTGCAACATAACCCTCTGGGTTTACAACTTTGAACCCATTGTCAGTTTTAATAAAAGTTCCAATGCTTCTAACAGTATTTAGTTTCTTTACAATACCCATCTTTGCATCCACAATATAGTTCTGGAATGTCAATATATTAGTTAAATTACCGATATGTTTTTTTAGTTCACGAACAGTTTCTTTTTTATTGTTTTCAGCAGTCTCTTTTGTTGCTGGTGTTTTTAGTTTATCAATTCGTTTTTGATATACACCTTCAACCCACGCAATGTATCCTTGTGCGTGTTGTTTAGGATTAGTAATCTTTTGTCCAGCACGAACCTTTGAGTTATTGTATGTTTTCAAAGACGCACCAGATAAGTCACCAGTAAAACTATTTTGAATATTCAAGAAACTGGTCAACAGTGAAGAGTTGATAGTTCTGAATGTTGAACCAGCACCAGACAATGATGCAGTTACAGCATCTGTTTCTGCCTGTGTCATAGTTGCAGAACCAGAAGTATCTTTATAAGTTGCATCATCCATCCATACAGAAGATGATCTACCCAACTTAGAAATGTTTGCACCAAACGATGCCTTCATGTCTTGTAGTGTCTTACCAGAATATGTGGTGTGCCACACCACACCAATCTTTGCATTTTTAATCTGTCTACCCAAATCAGAATTTACATCTGCGGCGTAAACGATTGTGTTTGGTTGAAATGTGTAATAAGATTTACCATCAATCTTTTCTGTGGAAACCGTATCACTAGTGAACATCAAGTCTCCTTGTAGAACACCAGTGATTCCTAGTTTAGAAAATTCTGAAAGTGCAACTTTGAACTTAGTTGCCAAGTCGCCAGAAACATCCGAATCTACTTCAGATGCAGTCTTGTATAATTTTGGATTTTTGTTAAATACAGATTTCTTTGCAACAAAGAACTTACCGTCTTCTGGGTCGATACCAGCAAAGATTGCAGGCGCACCATCCCACTTAACGGTCATATTGATAGAGGAACGAGATGCACCTGCTAACATATCACGCAATGACCGTATAAAGTTGATAGAGGCACGCCCTCCATCAACTCCATAGTTGAGAATTTCGTCTTCGATATGTTCTAGGTGTAGATTTTTCCCACCTTTATCTTCAGTGAGAAATCCATTGAATTTTAACATTTTGACACATTTTCCATTTATACAAAGTTATTACCGTATTATTTATAATAACACAGCAGTCCAATATTGTCAAGATGTTTTTAGAACAAATTAGAATTTAATATCGTTGAATTTATCGTATTTTGCAGTATTACTTTTATCAAACACTGGAGTATCATCCTGTCCAGAATCAATCAAATCATCTTGTGCTTCTTGTTCACAATCAAATAATTTCATTCTTGCACGATCAATTCCAATAACAAATCGTTTGTTCATGCCAGGGTCGTTGTAACGGTTCTTCAACTGCTTCACCATAATCTGGTTCAGTTGTTCTAGTTCTTCTGTAGAGATAAGAGCAAACATCAAGTCAGCAGTTGCAGGCAAACCAAATGATTCGGATGTATCCTCTAGTCCTACATCAGAGTTGGCGTAACCACCACGAGTAGTCTGGGTTGCAGACATGATAGGAACATTGTTTTCTACTGCAAGTCCTCTTAGTTCTTCTGCAATCGCCTTGATATAGAAGTATGAACCCACATTCGCATTACCTTTGAAACGAGCAGATGAACAGATATTCAGATAGTCGATAAAGATAATATCTGGTTTGAAAGATTTCTTGAGAGCAAGTTCTTTCAACAATGCACGAAAGTGTCCAGTGTGTGCAGATGCAGTTGGATATTCTTTGATAATGAGTTTACCATTTGTCTTGTTTTGGATTTTAGTTAATCTATCTGTAAACATCTTTTTAGGAAGTTCATGCAAATCATCCATAGTGATGTTCATCAAGTTCGCATCAATTCGTTCTGCAATTCGTTCTTCTGCCATCTCCAAAGTGATGTAGAGAACATTCTTGCCTTGCATCAAAGTAGATGCCGCCATGTGACACATGAACAACGATTTACCAACACCAGTTCCAGCAAGTGCAATGTTTAGTGTTTTCTGTGGAAGTCCACCCTTAGTAATCTTGTTAAAGTATTCCAAGTCAAACTCAAGTTTCTCTTCCTTCTTGTGATAAAACTCAAATCGACTTGCACCGTCATCAACATAATCATGTCCTACATTTTGATCAAATGCAACTGCAAGTGCTTCGGATAGAATAGATGGAATTGCTTCTGGGGTATGTTGTTTGTCTTTACCCTCAATGATTTGAATACTGGATAGGATAGAGTTGTAAACTGCTTTATCTTTACAGAACTTTTCAGTGGTATCCACCAACCACTGCATATCAACTTGTGCATCAGATAATGTTTCGACAACATTTAGAACTGTCTTGAACTCTTCTTCATTTAAGTCTTTACGATTATCTAGTTCAATGGATAGTGCTTCTTTAGTTGGTTGATTACCATACTTCTCCATGAACTTTGTGATTTCTTCAAAAACCACACGCTCTGAACGATTAGAAAAATACTCTGGTTTAATAAATGGCAAAACCTTACGAGCGTAAGGTTCATTATAAACTAGGTTACTGAGAGTTGTTCTTTCAATCGTCTGTGTTGACATATTGTAATTCTTCCTTATTTAATTGTTCTGTAATTATATCTTGTAAAATGTCACCAATAAGTTTGAAGAAATCATCTCCAATCATTTCTTTTGGTAGTCCGTTAGAGTCTAACATATCCCAATCGAATTGTAAAGATGCTTCTGTTTTTTCTTCGTTCTCAACAATGGATACCTTACCGTATTGATAAACAACTCCTTGATATTTGCCCGCCTTTTCAGTTAATCCAATTCCTGTCCAAGTCTTATCTTTATTTTCTACAAAGGTATACATTTCTCTAATATCAGACATAATGTAAATAACTTCCTATAATATATTTTGGTTTCTTAATAGGTTTTACTCCAGCATGAAGATGTGTCCACATTGGGGGGAACATCAACATTCTACCTATCTCTGGTTTTACTCTTATATGATACTGTGGGAAATCCGTAAATCCTGCTTCGTTATCATCAAGGTATAAAAAGAATACCAAGAACCTACGAGCAGAATCGTGACTGCCGACATCAACATGATCTGGAAACTCATCTTTGTCATTAGGCAAATATCGTTTCATACGAAAGTTTTCAAATGCAAATCGTTGTGGAAACATCTTATCTGTAACATTACAGTCTTGCATATACTTATCAACATGACTATGAAAGACTTCATATAATGCTTTACTAAACGGCTCCCATTCGGGATGATTTTGCAAATTGATTTGTGTGAAAGACATATGCCCATCTAACACCACTTCTTCGTGGTGTGATGGGTGTTCTTCAAACATTGCAATAAGTTGTTTTGCAAAATCTGGTGTGATTACATTATCATATGTCTGAATGAACTTCGTCATCTACTTCTTCATTCTCTGCTTCAAATTGTTTCTGATTACCATACTTAAATTCTTGCCCAGCAGCATTATCCAACTGTTGCATGATTTCATCAGTAAAATAATTCTCTGGATTGTTGTTGATTGTCTTGCCGAATGTCTTAGTGCCATCAGGCAATTCGATACGAGTAGATACAGATTTGAAAATTCCATATTTCAGTGCGAGGTCAAGTAGTCCATAATAACGATCAAGTCCTTTATCATATGTTAGTCGAACATCCACCATCTTGTTTTCAATAGTCAAACGAGACTTGGCGTTCTTACAGTGAACGATGTTACCAATAACTTCTGTTCCATCTTTCTCTTTCTTCTTAGAAAGATAGACGATAGATGATGCAGCATACTTCAGTCCAGAACCACCACCCATTTCTTTGGTTGGGAACATTGAACCAACTACATCATATGTATGGTTAGTAACAACCATTGGAACTTTTGCTTTACCAAGTTTCAAAGTCAATACACGAAATGCAGCCTTGAGAACTTGTGCCCGTGTCATGTCACGAGTTTCTTTACCATCAGCAGTATCTTCTACTTCTTTTGTTGTAGACAACATACCAAGCGAATCAAGGCACAACATCAAAGGCGAACGCTGATCCTCTGGTTGTTCAAGATATTTGTCTAGAACACGAATTGCCTGTGTTCTAAATTCTTGAACTGTGGTTACTGGTAGAATTACCATACGAGATGGGTCAATACCTCTGTCGATAACCATTTGTTTTGTGATTGCAGATTCAGACTCAAAATACAACACACCAGCATCTGGGTTTGCATCAAGGAATGACTTTACCATGCCCATCACAAAATAGGTTTTACCTGTTGCAGATTCACCAGCAACAGCAGTGATTTTATTTGATGGAAGTCCACCGTAGATACTTCCAGACATCAATGCGTTGAAGATATACGAACCTGTATCAATGAAGGAATCTACATCCCCTGCTTCAACGCCATCTGATACAAGTGCAGCATATTCATTGCCTGCTGTCTTGGCAATATCTTTCAGAAAGTCCATACTTAAATATCTCCTTCTTCTCTGTTTTCTGAGCGAAAAGTCTCAAACCCATTTGGGTATCGTGCTTCTAACTTTTCTATATTAGTATCTATAACATCTTCCAATTTAATTTGAAGAGCGATACACGCCTGAGTAACATACCAGAGAATATCTCCAAGTTCTCTCTTTGCGTGATACTGTGCTTCCTCATCAAATGGTTTGCCTTGAAAGACACACTTCTTTACAATCTCTGCAAACTCACCACCTTCTGCACTGATACCAATTGCAGCAGTTAGAATTCTTTCTGGTGACACTCCATGTTGGTCAATAACATCTAATGAATCAGAAAACGCTTGTGGGTCTTTTGACTCTTCACTTGTTACCTCATCAACAAATCGAGTGTAGTCGAGTAGAAAATCTTCGTCTTTCATTATACAATTCCTTTCGGTGGCAGTTGAATACCGCTGGTTTGGGATGTCCATCCAGAAGCAAGTTCTGGAACAGTTTCAATCATAAACATGATACTAGAACGAGAAAAACTAAAATCACCATCTGGTTCTTTTCCTGTCATACTAATACCATTGACAAGTCCAACACCCTGCTGGGTGACTTGAACCATTCGTGGTTTATATAGTGTAATGTGGGTGTCGCTCTCATCTACAAATCGCCCGATGATTTCTGCACCATTTGTCATTACAAGTGTAGTAACTTTATTTTTTTCCATATTCCCATTTCCAAACTTTGCCTGGCATCTTACCACCAGACCAATTGATGAACCCAACTTCTTTCATTCCAACTTTAGCATAAAACTTATTCGCTGGAATGTTTTCAGAACGAACCGTTAGGTAGACATCCGTTCCTACAAAATCGAAAAACTCTTTGATAACCTTTTCAGCATTACCATTGCCAGATACCGAATTGATAATCTGATGGATCATATGAGAACCAGCAGTTATACTAACATCAGTATCTTGTCCAATTTTTCTATTCGATTTAGACCTATGATATGTTATTAACACCCCTTTGTCAAGAACTAATTGATTTTTTTCTAGTCTATTTTTTACATGGGATTTTCTAACATGAGGAAACCAATCTTTATTGTCTTGGTATACTTTCCACGCCTCATCAAAATCGTCTGGGGTTAAGTGTCTCATAACCAAACCATACTTTCAACTTGTGAATTGTTATATACATCAATTACTAGGTGAACTCTGTCAATGTCTGAATTGTTTTCTACTTCATGCGCCCGAGCAACATCTAACCACCAACACTCACCTTTTGCCATACTGAACTCTGCAATACCACTCTGTAACCATGAACGAAAAATAATCTTATCATTAGTGATAACAGGAATATGTAGGCGAACTATTCTACCAGTTTTAATATCTGCATCTACTTTATCTGTGTGTTTTGCAATTTTAGTGCCTGCCTTCAAACGCATCAGTCGAACTCTTTCACATTCAGCAGGAATATTTTCTAGAATTGAACCAATGTTCAACTCATCATACAGTTCTGTGTTCTGTAATTTATTTTCGGTTTGTGTTCCTAGAACACCACCCTTTCCAATAGACTTTGTATCAGCACCATAACCTCTAAGAGATATTGCTGTCCACTGTCCCTTCTTATTATATTTTGTCACTACTGGTGCAAAGTCTTCATTACTATTACACCAATCAACAATCGGTTGAAGTTGCTCATCCGATACTGTTATATTTTCTAGTAGTCTCATGTAAAGAACTCCTCTAATGTATTCACTTTAACATCTCTGAACAAGTCAACTGAAGTATCTTTACCAAATACCCAAACATTTTCCATGTAGAGTTTATTCATAAACTCATCCATTTTGTCCTTGTCAAAGTTACCTTCTTCATCCTTGAAAACCGAAGCACCTTGTGGGCGCTGCATAATCCTCATTCCAATCTGTCCTAAGAAATTAGGACGAAGCATATCTACCAACTCATCGCCTGAACGGTATCGTTTACCATGCACTTTAGGGTCAAGGATGTTTACCATCAAGATACCATTCTCACTCAATGAGTTGAAACTGTTTTGTGCAACTGGAAGATAGAAGTCATCTCTCCACTTGTCGTATTCGTTGAACTTTGCCCATGACTGTAGTTCCTCTTTTTCACCGCCCTCATTATATCTTTCTGTAGAGAAGTAAGGCGGTGAAGTAAATGCACAATCAACATCTTTAATTCTATCCCAAGGCAAATCTTCTGCACCACAATTAAAAATATGAACAGACTTTTTACCTTTAGACTTATCATAGATGCCATCATAGAACGCAATCATTTTATGATAACGCTCAAATGTGTTTGGATTGGGGTCGCAACCAATGTAGTGTGTTGCATTAGAAGCATAAAAACCAGTAAGTCTATCACCCCAACCCATAGAGGTATCTAATACGGTTTTCGCACGAGTCATGTCATAAATTGTTTTCGCAACAATAGGTTTGAACTGTGTTGCAATGTAAGTTCCTAGACGAAATGCCATTGTATAAGTTTTAGGTGTAAGTTCTTTTGCATCATTTACACCTCTCCAAATAGGGCCGAAAGCACCCCAAATATTATCACCATCTTCCCATCTAGTAACTGGTGCTTTGAAACCATACGAACCACAACGCATACGCAAGTCATTCATAAATGAGTCTGCACAATAGTTGAAGTTGGATGGGCCTTCGATAAACCCTAGTCCAAATTCACTATATGGATATTTGTAGTCATCGTATTTTTCAACAACCTCTTTTGTAGGAATATTGATATAATCAGTGAAAGGCGCTTTCTCCAACTTACGAAAGTTTTCGATTACTTTTGATTCTGAAAATTGTTTGAGTGGATATGGCGGTTTCTCTCTTGTAATATATTCTGCAAGAGTAGAACGAAATAATTCTTTACCATACTTTTCTGTTGTCGAAACAAACAAAGAACGATTCATCACTGGCAATCCAGTGCTGTCTGCACAACTTCTTAGTAACTCATATAGTTCTTGGTTTATTTCTGTTTTATCACTCATACGAAAAAATCCTCTAGTGACATTTGTGTTCCATAACTTCTGTCAATTGTCCATCCAATCTGGTTCATAATAAAAGTCAAAGGTTCAACAAACGCCTTCTCAAACTGTGTATCATAGTCTAGATGTGAATGTATGTCAAGTTCTTTTGGCAACTTTGTCATAAACGAAATCACATTAGACTGCATCCGATTAGGTGTTCTCAAGTTGAGAAACTTAATCTTCTCACCCTCTTGTATAAGAGGATACTTATTAGTCAACTTCTGCTGACGAACAAAATGGTTGTAGAGTATCACACCTTTAATATGCATTGGTGTTCCCTTTTTGAAGATGTTAGAACTGTCACTCCAATTAGAGATTCCGTTCACAGAACGAGGAAACGCAATTTCTTCTGGAGGCAGTTTCATAAACTCTTCACGAAACTCTTGAATAAAGTTGTTCACATCTTTCTCTGTGCCAGACATTATAACTTTTAGAGCATCTTTAATCTTCTCACGACATGGTGCAGGCGTAGATGACTTAACTGCTTCAATACCCATAATCTTGAGTGATGGTTCTTTATAACGAACCCCCTCAACATCCCATGCATTTAGAATGTATCGTTTCTTTGCAGTCCAAATACCCTTGTCTGCAATCACCTCACGCTTCATCTGCATCTTCTGTGCATATGCATTTACATACGAAGCAAGGCCTTGATAACTCTTATCAATAAACGGTTCAATCTTATCTTGAGCGACTCGGTCAAGGAAGTCCACGGCCCGCCCACGATACGAATCTTCCGACTCATTATCTCTCTTTTTAAGCACACTGTCAACCAATCGCTCAAAAGTAATATATACTGAATCCGTATCGCTCGCAATGACATAATCCACTCCTTCAGTTTTCAGTAGTTTGTTCAGATAGATGTTTAAGGATTTCTCAATCCACCGAATAGCAAGTTGTCCAGAAGTTGTAATACCTTCTGCAATCTTGAGTTCATAGTATCTAAACCATTCGTTACCAATCGCACCATAGGCAGAGTTCAATGAAATCTTTCTTGCCATCTGAATGTTATTAAAACGAGACACATCTTTTAGATACTTGGGGTCTTTGGTATCTTCGTATTTCTGTTTTGCGTCCAACATCTTGCGTTTGTAAATGGTTCTGTCATCATACATACTCTGCATCATCTCAGGCAAGAACCCTTGTTTTTCTTTTGAAAACATCGCACCGTTTGGTGTGCAAGTTACATTGTCTGGATTAGAAAGTTTCTTTGCTGCAAGCATATAATCAACATCGACATTTGGATCATACTGTGGTAGTAGTGTCTCTGGCGAGATGTTGTATTGCATAATCAAGTGAGGATAGAGTGAGTTCAAGTCAAAAGACAGAACCCACTTATGTTGTCCAACTTGTGGTTCTTTCACATATGCACCGGCATACTTTTCACTCTTACTTTCACTTCTTTTCTTTTGAGGAATAACGACCTTCTTTGATAGAAGATGATTGTAGATAAGAACATCCCAATACTTAACAGAAGTAAATGCATCAGTGATATTTACCTTTGCATCATATGCCATAGTCAAATGCAAGTCGATGAGTTTCATCTTATCGTCTAGTTTGTCAACGAGTTCCACATCCTGTATATTATAGTCTAGGAATGATTGATAGTCGTTTGTATACCACTCACGAAAAGTCTCATATGGATTTTCGTCTTTGCGTTCGCCTAGTTCAACATGAGCAATGTGGTCTAGTCGATAAGATTCTTGTCTTACATAAGTGTGTTTACGATACAGCAGAAGATAATCCAAGTCCTCGACACCCATAATGTCATAGACTTGTTCTTTCTTTCCATAACCACTGGTAACAGTTCTTGCATTAACTACACCCCAAGGCGATAGGCGTTTCATTGCATCCTCACCCATAACCGATTTGATACGGTTGCAGATATAAGGAATATCGAATCGTTCAGTGTTCCAACCAGTAATAATATCTGGATGGTCACTTTCCCACCATGCAAGAAATTGTGCTAGGAGTTCACGCTCAGTCGCACACTTAATATATTGCACATCTTCTCTATCATTGTGATATTCGTGCAACCCCCAAACCTTAATGCGTCCAGTATCATGATTTTTGATAGTGATTGCAAGCATAGGTTCAAGTGCCTGATCGGCATTTGGGAAACCGTTCTCACACTCCACCTCAATATCAATTGTGACAATACGCATTTGCGAACTATCAAACTCGATTTGTCGAGGATACTTTTCTGCGATATAGGTGTAGGGGAATTGTGTCAACCCATAGACAAGATGAGGTTGATTTTCATATTGTGCAACGAATTCTTTTGCTTCTTTAATTGTGAGAAAACGCATCGGATTGACATTCTTGCCTTCCAATGTTTTCCAACCTGTTTCTTTTTGAACAGGGACATAGAGGGTTGGTTCGTATTTAACTTTGAAGTTAGAACGAACTCCGTTCTCTACGCCACGAACAAGAAGTTGATTGCCCCATTGGGCAACATGAGTGTAAAATCGCATAATGTAAATATACCACCGTTAGGGGTTGTTGTCAAGAGAAAAGTGTATATTGTTTTTGTTCTTCTTCTGAGAAATGTTGATCTAACATATCAATGACATCTTGATATTTAGCAATTTCTAGAACTTCCTTTTCCATCGTTTCAATGATGTCTGGGTGTTCGCCAACACCTACAGGATTGTTTAGATATACAAGAACATTTGCTTTATGTTTTGCAATGTGTCCTTCTGCGTGTTTTCTTAGTGCGTCAAGTAACATGATATTTTCCTTTCAATTTAACCTTCATCATCATTCTCATCACCCCTTTCAATCCAATCCGACAGAGCGAATCTTCTGTTAGGGTTTACTGAGACCTTAAACCGTGTCATTGCATCTCTGTTAATGAGAACAGTTGACATGGAATCTTTTGTTGTTAGACCAAATGGAACATCTTTATACAACTTGTTATTGAACTTAACATCTAAATGCACAATTGGTCTTTCATCAATCTTTCCAACATGAGCAGGATGGGACATACCCATCAACTTGCTAGTTTGTCCCTTACCATTTTTACTCCACTTAACATTCTTACCTTTGACTTCTAGTTCATCAACAACGAACATAGATGCCTTTGTTCCGTTACCAGTGTCAAACTTTGCACGAACAGGGCCGTAACCCTCAATCTCAATGCGTTCAACATATCCTGCTTCGGTAGGGAATGTGTGTCTACGGTTTTTAACTGTTGAGATATACTCAATCATTTTGTCCACAATTTCTTTAGGTTTTGCGACACCCTTGTAATCGTTTTCGTCAGACTCTTCCACAGTGATGTCATACATCGCAAAATTACTTCCAATACCGGCACTACCATTACACTCAAGAATGTAAATGTCACCATTAACCAAAGCATGATCAACACCGACAATGTATGCACCAACTGACCTAGCAGCAGAAAGAACTGCTGTCCTTTCTTCTTCAGTAAGTTCATGCGGTTCTGTTGTTGCCCCTCTGTGTCTATTAGATCTGAAATCTTTTTCTGGACGAATTCTTTTAGTTGATGCAAGTATTTTACCATTCATTACCACCGTTCTTATGTCATAAT